CGACGTTGCCGCCCTGGCGGGTCGTGATGACGTAGCTGGTGGAGTCCTGGGTGCCGATGGTGAGTGGCTGGAGGGAGACCGACGACGAGGCGGCAGGGATGCCGGGCTGTGGGTCGTCCTGGGTGTACGTGCTCTTGGTCGCGTTGATGTCGTCGGCGGTCAGGCGCCACGGAATCAGCAGCCCTGTAGACTCGTCGCGGTTGCGGGACTCGGCGGCCATCAGTAGCTGCTCCTGCGGCCGATGTCGCGGCCTGCGTTGATTGCATCGGTGAGCGGGGTGGTCCCGCCCTGCACCGCGTCAGCGAACCACGCCCCGAGGTGTTGGTACACCGGAACCGGCACGACCTGCACCGCAGCGTGCTCGCCACGCTCAAGCCGCCGAGACGCCTCGGGGGACATGATGCGGCCGTTGTCGTCGACCTCATCGGTCAGCACGCGCCGGCCTCGGTGGATGCGCTCGTCGGGTGCGATGTTGTCGCCCTGGTGGGCTTTCTGGATCGCGGCAAGCTGGGCGGCGGTCGAGGCGAGCTGCTGACCGACGGCGAAGAGGGCAGCGCCGGGGCGACCAGCGGTCCTCGCGACGGCGTTGCGCACACCGACCGCGCCAGCCAGCACGATCTCGGTGCGGGCGAGGCCCCGAGAGATGCCTGCCACGCGCTCGGCTGCGGCCTCGTCGCCGGCTGCGCGCTTCTCGGCCGAGAGGATCGCCGCCGTGGTGAGGTCGCCCAGGAAGGTCAGCGCGTCGGCCTGGTTCTGCTCCCGCCGTGCGCGCTCCTCTTCGAGCCGAATCATCTCTCGGTCGTGTGCATCCTGGCGGGCGAGGGCGAGCTGCTCCTGGCGGGCGATGCGCTCCTGGTGCAGCGCTTCCTCGCGCTCGCGGCGCAGCTCGTCGAGCTCGGCTTCCTTCTCGGCGGTCAGCGCCAGCCGGGCCGACACGGTGTCTACGCGCCCTCTGGACTTGTCAGCGATCTCGTCGAGGCGGGCGATCTGCTCGCGGTACACCGCCTCGATCTGCGCCTCTTCGTTGAGGACCGACATCCGGGCGTCTCGTTCCGTCTTCGCGACCTCGGCGCGCAGGCCGGCCAGCTCCGTCGCGCGCTTCTCGCCGGCCTCGATCTCGTCCTCGATCTCGACGATCTGGATGCGGGTCTGCACTTCCTCGCGCAGCGCCTCGATCAGGGTGTTGCGGTCAGCATTGAGGCGTCGCAGACTGGCGGTCGCCTCGTTGAGAGAGTCGCGGGTGATGCTGGCGAACGACTCTGCGGCACCGTTGGCGAGCATTGAGTCGTAGTTACCCTGGAGCTTCTCGACCTCGGAGCGCTGGGCCACAATCGCCGAGGTTAGCTTCTGGATGTCCGGCTGGCTCTCGACGAACGCTTGACGCCGGATGGCGAGGATCTGCTGCTCCTTCTCGGTGACGTTCCCGAGGGCGACCTCCAAGTCCTCCAGCGCCTCGACGCGGCGCTGGTCGACGCTGAGCGCTGCGTTCCTCGCCTCGTTCGACAGGCGCTCCAGCCGCGCATTCTTCTCCTGCTGCCGCTGGTACAGCGCGAGCGCACCCACCAGCGCGCCGACCGCCACCGCAGCCGGCCCGATGCCCAAGCGCAGAACCGACAGCCCACGCGCCAGGGTGCCGACCGAGCGCACGACCTGACCCAGCCGTGGATCGACCAGCGAGACGACAGCGGCGAAGCCCTGGATACCCCTGCTCGCATCGCTGGAGCGCTTGCCCAGCTCCTTCATAGAGTCGGACGCGCCAGCCAGCCCGGCCTCAAGCGTGGCACCGGCCTCGGCGCCGGACCCGCCCAGGCTCAGCAGGTCGGCCTCGGCCTGCGACACGTCGGCGAAGACGCCGAAGCCGATCAGATCAGAACTCACGCGGCACTCTCCTCAGCCCATCGCAGGGTGTGTCGGGCGTCAGCGATGAGCCCGGCGGGGGTCTTGTCGGTCGCCGTGTCGAGCACGAACTGAGCCCAGGCCGCCTGCTCGGCGGTCGGCGGGTCGTGTCGGTGACTGTGGATGGCCCGCAGCAGCGCCTGGCCGTCTACCCCGCCCTTCTGAGCGGTGGCAGCGCTGGCACCCTTGTCAGTGTCAGTGTCAGGCATCGGCGCGAGGTTGCTGTGGTAGCTGCCCTGGAGGTCGTTTCGGACGTGGGAGAGGTGGCGCAGCCGGTCGGGCTCGGGGAGGGCGAGCCAGTCGGACTCGCGGAGGATTCTAAGCCGATGCATCGTCTCTACCTCCAAGCCCTCCAGGGTGTAGCCGCGGGCGGTGTAGGGCTTCCCGCTCTTGGCGTCGACCTCGCTGCCCTCCCACCTTAGCCGTTTCCCACCTGCTCGATGGCCTCGGTCGGCTCGGGAAGCGTCGAGGACAGCGCGACGAACGCTTCAAAGATGACGTTGACCATCGCCGAGTTGAAGCCGGCGTCCTGGAACATCTCGCCGAGCCGGTCAGCGTAGTCGTACCAGGCGGCCGGGTCGCTGGTCTCGGGCGGGGTCGGGATGTCGGCCTCGGTCGAGCGCAGGCCCTCGGCGGCGTAGATGACCACGCGGGCATCCATCCAGTGGGTCTGCTCCTCGTCGCTGGCCTCGTCGCCGGGCAGCGGCAGGCGCGAGCGGAAGCGGGACGCGAAGAACAGATCGGGCGCTGTGACGGTGTAGCTGATGGTCTGGTCGCCGACGGAGAGTGCTACAACCCTCGTCGGTCGGCTCTTGAATCGTCGCATGGTGTCGTACCTCTGGGAAGCGGACGGGACCGGCAGCAGGTGAGAGGTACAACGCTACCGCCCGCCACCAGCCCCGCCCGTGAAAATCAGCCGATGGACGGCTCGTTCTCGAAGTCGGTGAAGGTCGCCGAGAAGGTCAGCACGCCGTCGATGTTCGCGGTGACCTGGATGGAGTCCAGCTTGCAGTAGGCGAACGTGATCGTCTGGGTGGTCGGGCTCGATCCGCTCGACTCGATGACCGTGAAGACGAGCTCCACACAGTGCGCGTCGCCCGCAGCGGTAGAGACCCAGGAGGCCGCGTTGCCGGTGCGCGTCAGCGCCTCGTAGGGGTAGGTGTTGGAGTCGCCCTTGAGGCTGGTGATCTGCCCTTCCATCGTCAGCGAGACGGTCGCGTCGCCGACGTTGGTGACCACTGGCGTCGACTGGTGCGTGTTCTGGACCAGGCTCTCGGTCGAGGGCAGGCCGTTGACGGTCCAGTTAAAATTCCCCTGGAAGATGCCCGAGACAGTCAGCGCGGTCGGCGTGGTGCCGTCGTTGATGACGAAGAGGGTGCCGGACTGCGGCTTGAGCGGTGTGGAGCTGTCGAGAACGGCCATCTGGGGGCCTCCTTACGCAAAGCGGTTGTCTGAGCGGGCATTCCAGCGGGCGGTCGCCTCGACGCGCAGGCGGCGGAATCCGGCGTCGTCGTCGATGCGACGCACTCGCACGCGGTCGACCATGATGGGGGCGTCAGCGACGGTCACCGGGGCGGCCGGGACGGTGTAGTCTGTGAAGTCGAGCACGAGATCCTGGAAGGCGTCGCGCAGCTCGTCGGCGACCGTGCGATGTGGCTGGATGCCGGTCGCTGCGGTGGCGTCCTTGTGGGGCCAGAACACGTCGCAGACGACGAGCACGCCCTGGCTGTAGACGCTGAGGGTGTTGCTGAAGCCGCCGAGATACCGGGCTTCGAGGTCGTCGAACGTCACCCGCACCCATGGGCCATCCTCGGCAGCTCTGGAGCCCTCGTCGGCGTGGCTGACGGCCGGGGAGCCGGTCAGCGACAGCGACAGCAGCCAGAGCATCAGCCGGCGCTCGACGTACCCGGTGCGGGCGGTGACGTGCATCAGGTAGCCCCCCATGCGGCCAGCACTTCCTCGTCGAGCACTTCTTGAGCGACGCGCTGATGTGCACGGTCGAGCGCGAGCGCGAGGTGGTTGCCCGGCGGGCGGGTCGCGGTGCCATACTCGATGGCGGGGCCGTACACGACAGGGTTTGTCACGGTGACCTCGGCGGCTGAGTCGGTCTCGAAGACGGAAACGGTCTCGGACCCACCGTCGTCGGCGGCGAGCACGTCAAGAGACACCCGCCAGCCAGCGCGGTAGCGGCCGGTGTCGACCGGCACAAGCTCGGCGACCTCGGCGACGACATCGAACGCGGTGCGCCTGACCACGATGGAGACGATGCGCGGCAGGCGCGCGGCCAGGCGGCGCATCGCAGGCTTCAGTTCGTCCTTGATGAGCTCGACGCGGAACGTCACGGCGAGCGCCGGGCGAGCAGGCTGTGGGTAAGGCTGAGTGGGTCGGTGGCGACGGTGAGCACCCGCAGCGTGTCCGAGCCATCGACGATGACTGTGGCGACCGTCGGCACGCTGGATACGTCGTCGGCCATGATGAGGTAAGTGATGTCGCCGAGCTGGAGCCCGCCCTGCGCGGCGCTGACCTCTTCGAGCGTGACGACGTGCCGCAGGGTCGACACGGTGTCGTCGTCGGTGTTGGGCGTCGAGGTCGCGGCGGCCCAGTCCACGGTCGGCGGGCCGGTCGGCGTCTTGACGGTGATGGTCGTGGGGGACACGTCGCCGTCTTCGATGAGACTCGACAGGTCTGCCGTGATGCTGGCGAGCATCACAGCGTCGACGAGGCCGGGGCCGCGCTGGTTCATCAGCCCACCACCGGCTCAGTGAAGCCGCGATCCTGGGGGATGGAGCCACCCATCACGATCGAGACGGTCGGGCCGGTGTAAAGCTCCTCGATGGCTGCCTGAAGCGCCTGGATCTGGGCGGTGTCGTCGAGGCTGAGACCCTGCATCGAGAAGCGCTTTGCGCGCCGTGCCCGGTCGACGAGCAGGACACGCAGGAGCGCCACCGTGGCACCGTCCACCGTCCCCTCGCGAGAGAGGAAGGCATCGATCTCGGCGTCCTCGAAGACGTAGGCAGCCGAGTCGGTGTCCGAGAGCTTGATGCGGACCAGCCCTCGGTCGGTGGTGATGTCGTAGGTGAAGGCCACGGCGGGCGCTCCTGCTCAGAGGGGGCGGATCAGGAAGCAGCCTTGTTCGCGCAGTAGCCGAAGCGCCAGTTGGTGACACCGGCCCCGAAGCGGTACTGAGCGATGATCGAGATGTCGCCGTTGCGCTCCTGGTACTGGCGCATCTTGACCGGCGAGTCGTAGGCCCGCAGACCCATCCCGGCCTGAACCACCCACCAGGACGCCGACGAGGCAGTGTCCGACAGCGCGCGCCAGGTCACCGGCACGAGCTGGTTGAACAGCGGGTTGATGTCGTTGTCGTTGCCGCCGGTCGCCATCGCCGTCCGGAGGATGCGCTGGGCGTCGAACTGGAGGCCGCTCGGCACGATGAGGTGCGTGGGGTTGATGATGACCCGCTCGCCCCGGTCGTCGACGGCGTTGGCTCCGGTCATCGTCTGCATGACCGTCTCCAGGTTCGCCTGCGACAGCGCCAGGGAGGCGGTGTGGTTGGCGTAGGAGCCGCTGCCGTCCGACAGCGCGTGCGCCGTGTCGAACCAGGGCAGGCCATCGTAGATGAAGCCCTTGTTCGCGTCGCTGTTCTGGAGGTAGCTGTTGTCGAAGTAGTCCTCAGAGCCAGCCGTCAGCACGCCCTCCTGGAAGAGCTGCGCGACGAAGTCGTCCTTCTGGAGCGGCGCGAGGCGACCCCAGCCAGAGGCGGCCTGGGTCAGCAGCGCGCGAGCGGCCGAGGTGTCGTTGTTGGCGATGATCCGCTCCGGGATGCGGATGCGCCGGCTGTAGGTGCGGATCTTGATCTGCCAGGTGTGCGCCTCGTTCAGCGTCGAGTCCTCGACCTCGGCGCCGTCCTCGCGCTCGACGAAGCGGTCGACGTTCTGGAACGTGGAGCCCTTGTCACCGTACTCCGGGGCGCCAGCCTGGGAGACATCGACGACATCGCAGAGCACCGGGTACAGGGGCTGCTGGGTCTCGTACTGCTCGAAGAAGGCGGGGTAGCCGTCGTCCTCGATCAGCTTCTGGATCTGGGTTGCTGAAAGGGCCATTGATCAAGCCACTCCGGTGTAGGTGTCGACGATGATGCTGACGAGCAGCGAGTTGTCGCTGGTGCGCACGTCGTGGATCTTGACGTTGTCGGTGGCGCTGGCGTCGATGTTGACGCTCTTGCCGTCCGCACCGATGTCAGCCGTCGAGAACCGGAGCGCCGTGGTGGCGGTGCCAGTGTCGGGGTTGACGCGGTACAGGCTGTACTCGGAGACATCGACGAGCACGGTGGCGCCGCCGTCAGCCGTGGGGGAGGTGACCTTCTCCGCGGCGATGCCGACGACGACCTCGCCCGAGGCGTCGACCTCCTTGTAGTAGCCGCTGGTCGCCCCGGCTGAGGTGATCGCCATGCCCACGGTGATGTCGGCGCTGTCAGCGTCCAGCGGAAGCCGAACGAGGATACGTGTATCGCCGGAGCCATACACGTACTCAAATCCAGTGGCCATGCGGCCCTCCTGTCGTGATGGCAGGAGGGAGCGGAGCGATCAGGCTCGCTTCTTGTTCCGCTCCTGCCGGGGTTTCCAAACCCGCTCGAAGTACGAGCGGATGTTGTCCTCGCTGTAGCCGAGGGCGAGAGCCTCTCGCGCCGCAGCCTCGGGGATCTCTTCGGTGCCCTTGGCCGTCTGACGCGGTGGGATGCCACCGCTCGGACCGCCAGTCTTCGCCAGCGTCTGCACGGCGCGGATCTGCGCGGCCATCGCCTCCGGGTCGAGGCCCTCGGGGACCAACTTGCGCAGACCCTCGGGCAGCGCCTTGAGTGCCTCGGCGTTCGCTGCGGTCAGCGCATCGACGCGCGCCTGCTCGCGAGCGGTCAGAGCGCTGAACTGCTCCTTCAGCGGGTTCAGCTCGGCCAGCGCCTTCTCGTACAGGGACTTGTACTCGCCCTGCTCCTCGGCCGCCTTCCGTTCCGTCTCTTCCTGCTGCGCCTTGAACGCTGCGAGCTGCTGCTCCAGCTCGGCAGCCCGCGCCTCTGCTGCCTGTCGGGCCTTCGCTTCGGCCGCCTTCGCCTGCTGGAGCCCTTTGGACTGCTTGCCCTCGTCGCTGCCCTTCGAGCCGCTGTCCCCACCATCGTCGGGCTCCCCGTCCTCCTCGAAGCACATCCCGCCCGAGGCGTTCGGGGGAAAGAGGCTCAGGATGTCGAAGCTGTCGCACGGCGGTGTGAATCTCACGCGGCCCTCCTCTTTTCGCCCGATTGAGCCCGGCGGCGGCTGAGGGATGGAATGTCTAAACTTGACGGGTCAAGGCTGATATAGCACGGTCAGGTAGAATAATCCAAATAATGCAAACAGGAGGGAGAAGTGACGATCAAAGCCGTCAAAGTGGGGACCAGTTGGAAGGTCGTGGACACAGCCGTCCCCGGCTGGCGCGACCTGGAGTCACACAGCAGCGAGGGGCGGGCACGGGAGGCCGTCAAGCGCCTCACAGCGCAGCAGGCGTGCGGCGTGCGGCTGGTCCACTCAGCGAGCACTCAGAGCGTCCCTGCGGCGTCGAGTCGCCGGGAGATGCTCGCGACACAGCTCAAGGGGAAGGCAGGCGAGGTCCGGCGCCGGATCGAGCAGGTGACCTCGGTGGATGACCTGGCGGTGCTGGCCGAGCTGGAGGATGAAGGGCTGGGGCGGGCGACCGTGCTGCGGACCATCGAGGCGCGGCGGTCGGCGGTGGCCTGAGCGGTTGGGTCTGGAGCAACCGGGTCACCAGGACCGTGTCACGGTCCTGGTCCTCTCAGGCTACGCCGCAGCCAAGATCTCAGCCAGCGAGCGGGTCACCGGCGCGAAAAAACAGCGGCAACCCGGATGTTGCGGTATCGTCGGCCCCGCGTGTCCCCCAAGCTCGTCGAGCGGGTACACCCTGCGGTGCAGTGGGCGGCACACAGCGCACGCCCGCGCGTCGAGGGTCGACAGATACCGAACCGCCCCCACAACGTCTCGGTTCGCCGCGTAGGTGGCCTGCGCTGCCTCGTTGCTGACACGCTGGATCTCCGTGCGGACCAGGCGCCCGAGGCGGTGGCCGAGCCCTGCCTCCTCACCGACCGCCAGCCTCACCAGCTCGGTCGCGCGTGGCATGGACGCGCCCCGGTCGACGGCGACGAGCAGCGCCGCGTCGAGGCGGTTGTAGGTCTGCACCATGTTCGCGTCGAGGCGCCCGGTCCAGGAGCGGCCGGCGGTGGGGTTGAGGAGCAGCGTCTGGAGGTCGATGGCTGGCGCGCGGGCTGTGCGGCCCTCGGGGAGCGCTGCGGTGAGGTTGCGCACGCTGACGTTGCGCTCGGTGAGGATGGCCCGCTGCATACGCCCCTGGAGCGCCTCCTGGGCGTCTGTGCGCGCGGTGCGGATCGTCCTGAGCAGCCGGGCGCGATCTCTCTGTGCCTGGGCGCGCTGACGAGCGGTGAGGGGCCGGCCCTTGGAGAGCTGCTCGTCGAGGCGCTGGAGCCTGCGAAACAGCGGGGTGAGCCGCTTGTCAGCAGCCGCGGCCACCTCGCGCGTCGCCGCGGCCTCGTAGGACATCAGCCAGCGACGGTGTGCGAGCGTGGAGCCCTGGAGGCTCACTCCTCACCCAGCTCGTCGAGCGGGTCACCACCGCCCAGCAGCATCGAGGCGCGGCCCATCTGCTCCTCGGCAACGAGCTGTGCGTACTCCGCCGCGTCCAGCTTCTGATCCGCCAGCCCCAGCGCCTGCGTGCGCCGCACCACGTCGGCCGTGGTGATGCCCCCCACCTCGCGTGCCTTGATCAGCGCTTCGAGGTCGTTGAGCACGTCGCCGGGCATCAGGTCCGGGCCGGTCAGCGTCACGACCTTGTAGGCCGGGTCGTACTCGCGCTGCTGCTCCATCGCCACGCCGATCGCGATGGCCGTCTCGATGGCCCCGTACAGCCGGCGACGGATCGCGAGGTACTTGGCTTCGTACTGGCTCGCGAGCAGCCGCAGGGCCTCGGCTGAGAGGTTCGCTGTCGAGCTGTTGAACAGGTACTCGGGCATCGAGGCGCGGATGTTGCCGAGGAGGCTGTCGAGCTGCTCCGACAGGGTGGTGATGCCTGCCATGTTCGGTTCCAGGTAGCCCGCGCTGACCTTCTCGGCGCCCTTGCCCCAGATGTTCAGCCACCGCCCGATCTTGTCGATGGCTGACTCGTCACCGAGCTTTGCGCCGAACAGGTACGGCTTCGGGTTGGCGTACCGGTCACCGACCGCCTTGATCCGCGACAACAGGCCGTTGATGAGTATCTCGCCCCGGTCGAGGCCACTGGTCACCGCGAGGCTGTGCTCAGGGTAGCCAGCGGCGGGGATGAACCGGACGTGCTGCACCGGGCACACGCCGAGGTTGTGCGGGCCGCTGGCTGCCTGGTCGACGCGGCGCTGCTCTG